TGGGTCTTGACCTTGGTCATAACCCTGAATTTTAGGTACGAAGTAGAACAATTTACCGATAGGTAAGTTCATAGCTTGTACAGATACGATGTCGTTAGCCAACAATTTAGAGAAAACTCTTCTTACGATTGGAAATACAACCGTTTCGAAAGAACCGTCTGATGCTGTGCTAGCAGCTTCGTTAATTAAGTGAGATGCTTGGTTTTCATAAAGTTGAGCGATGTTTTCTTTAACGTGTCCTCTCAAACCTTCCAAGAATCCTAATTTGTCCCATTTGTTAATAGTATCTTCTTTGATAACTTTAAGGTGCTTAAGACCGATGTTACCAACAAGACCTGATTCTAATAATGCTCCCATTTTTTAAAATATTTAGTTTGTTTTTAGTTTATTTTTATTTATTTATTCATTTTTGACATAAGGTCCTTCATTCTTAAGAATTGTGGATTTTCATATGTCTTACTTTCAACCAAATTAGTTGAACCTTTAGTTGGTGTTCTATCAATGTTTTCAACGATAGATTCTTTAACCATTGGTTTACCAACTGAACCTAATTCATCTTTAATAGTTTGATAAAGATTTTTAGATTCTTTGATTGTTTCGACGTTGTCAAAACGTCTCATGATATTTATTTTTTCTGATTTTGTTGTAGTATGTTCAGTAAACAATCTTGTAGCGTAAGCCAAGTTAGAATTAAAAACAGCAACTTCATTTAATTTTTCTCTGAAAATATTTAATGCTTTTCTGTATTCCTCATTCTTAGCTCTTAAGTTTTCAACTTCTTCTTGTAAAGCAGAATTTGTAATAACCTTCATCTTTGGAAGACCTTTTCTTTTTGGAAAATTTCTACTTCCATTTCCGTAGGTTCTTGATGCTTCTTTTGTTTCAGTTTCTTTTGGTTCAACATCAGCATCTTCACCTTCCTTAAATTCAAATTTCTTAGGACCTTTAAAGCTTTCTTTATGTTGTGACATATCTTCTTTAAAACCTTTCATGTTGACTTTACCTGTTGGTAATTCTGATTTAGCTTTTCCCATACCCAAACCTTTTGGTTTAACCATCATACTAGATTCCGTTACTGTAGAGTCATCTTCATCAACATTATCATCTTCACCTAATTCAATTTCGTAAACAATTTCTTCGTCAACTGATTCATTAGTATCACCATCGGCGTCATCATATGACTCTCCTAATGATTTCATCATGTCTTCGTCTTGAAAAGTAATTTTGTCTACATCTAAATCTTCACCAGTTTTCTTAATGATAACTCCGTCATTATCGCCCATACCGTTAAGTACTGCCATAATTTCTTCCATAGATGCTCCCGTCATATCTAACGGTTCTAGTTCATCCTCATCCTCATCATCTTCTAATCCCATGTCATCCATATTCATAGAATTTGAATCATCAGGCATTTCATCACCCATCATAGGTCCTTCAATGCCCATAGCATCCAATGAATCTTCATCTTCATCTTCAGCATACATAGTCTCGTCAAGAGACTCTTTTACTAACTCTTCGATTTCTTCCTTCATTGTAGAAGCAAGTATTCCTTTTGCGTTTTCAGTGACAACGTGTTCCAAATTTTTCATTTGTAACAACGCTTCCTCAACTAATGATTTTTTTTCGCTCATTTTTTGTATAATAAAATATTTTTTATTTACACTATAAATATGCCCTTAATCAAAAAAATCATAAATGGTGACATAATAAAATAAAAAAAACCCGATTTCTCGGGTTTTAACTTACTCAAAAACTTCGTCAATTTTACTTTCACTGACTGCCGTTATTCGCCAATCGTGTTGAAACGCTTTAAATTTCTCAGTTACTTTCGCTTCAACGTCTGTTACGCTGTAACCTTTAACTAATTTCTCTTCTCTAACTTTTTTGATTTTTCCTGAGTTTTCATCAATCAAGTCGTACTGAATTTTTGCTACAAAATATTTTTCGTCCATATTAATAATTTTATCTATATCCCAAAAAATCGTTCAATTTTCCCATTAAGTCAAGCGATTTACTAATACCACCATCAATTCTTCCATTTTCTTTTGATTTTTTTTCTTCTTCAAGATTTTCATCGTATTTGTGACGGTCATCTTTATTAACAAATAGATATGCCCCTGGTGTAGATGGATTCATAACTAAGTCAAAACAAATCATTTCATAATCATTTTGAACTTCATTGTGTTCACCTTTTTTTGCTAAGGAACCAACACCACGTGAAGAAACCCCCATCGTAACACCTTGTCTCATTAAGTTTGCCGCAACATCACCCTTAGATGATACAATACCTCTTTCATGAAAACCTGGTGTTGTCAACAATCTTAGTTTACCTATAAGAACATTGTCCTCCCACCATATATCATCAATAATGTGTGATACTCTGTCCAAATCAATCAAAGATGATTCAGGGTGGTTAAGTTCAGATGTTGCCAAACCTTTAGATATTGTTTGTTTATATTTTTCAGCTTCTCTTTTTAATATATTTTCAGGATATACACGACCATTTCTATTTGGTGTACCATACTTTTGTAATGTTGCGTAAAATACAAATGGTTTAGAGTGGTCTAATTGTGATTTTTGTTCATTAACAAAATCATTATCTACGGCATTTTTCATAGATATATGACCTGCATCATATTCTATCAATATTCCTTTACCTATTTCATTCGGTTTAAGTATCTTCATATTAAAATATTTATAGATAAATATTAGAATATCTCAAAGTTTTTACTTTTTAACTTACTTTTGGCATATTGGATGGTAAAATATTTTGATTTCTTTAATACATTGTCATGAACTTCTTTTAATATATGGTTAAGTTCATTTGATAATTCGTCTGATTTGAATTCAAGATTTTCTTTAGTAAAAAATGTTATTTCAAGATTTAAAAAACTTGCTTTGTCAATTTTAATTCCACTTGTCCTTAAATCTAAATCAACAATACAATGTTCTTTGAATATTGATTTATTATAAATTTCTAAAACTTTATGTTTTATGTTACGAGATATTGTTCCAACCACTCTATCCCAATTATCTTTTTCTTGTGTTGGTTTGACCCATGTTTGTAATACTAAATAAATTGATTTTAATTCTGTCGCGTCCACACTACCGTAATAACACTTAGCATCTTGAAATAATTCCAATTTTGATGTTTTTCCTTTTTTCATTCTTTTTCATTTGTGAAATGTTTATTTGTTGTAGTGAAAATATAATAAAAAAATACTTATTAACAAATTTAAATTTATTTGTATATTTATATCAATAACACACATTTTTTATATGATAAAAATAATAATTGGAAAAGGTGAAAGTTTAGAAAAAGCTTTAAAACGTTACAAACACAAAGTTATCAAAACAAAACAAATTGAACATCTTCGTGCTAAACAAGAGTATTTGAAAAAATCAACTCTTAAAAGAGAACAAATAAAAAAGGCTAAGTACAAACAACAAATCGCCCAAAGTAACATTGACTAATATTTATTGGTAACAAACTACCAAGAATATGAAAAACTTTATTATGAATTTACTAGGAAACGGTTCTGACGTTTCATCAAAAAGATTCGCATCTTTATTTACACTATTAAACGTAATTGTCTTAACTTACATTGCAACACTTACATCTAAAGAAGGTATAACACCTGAATATATGTTTGATGCACTTTGTTTAATTGCTGGTGGTGGATTAGGACTTACAGTTGTAGAAAAGATTTTCTCAAAAGGTTCAGACAAAAAAGCTGAATAACAAAAAACCCCTCTTTTGAGGGGTTTTTATTTTAAAGTCCTTCTGACAATTTTTTCAGTTTGTAGTATGATATGGAATCAATTGGTGTTGATTCAATTCTTTGTTTTGTTTCGTTAAGTTTCTTGTTTGTATCTTCATCACTTTCGTTAACTATTGAAAGTTTTCCAAGAACTTCAGTTTTCAATCTTTCAATTCCCTCATTTAATTCATCTTGGGACATTCTTAAAATTGATTTTAATTCAAATAATTCTGATTCACTTAATTGTGAATATTCTTTTGCGAATGTGTCAGCCGCAACCCCAAACATAGACTCCAATGGGATGTTAATTGATTCAGTTAATGTTGATTCTTCTTTTGCGTCAGACATCAACTTCCACATTTGTTTTCTTGATTCAACCAATTTAGTAAAATCATCAGCCGTTTTGGCAAATACCATATTATCTAATAACTCATATTGGTTTTCAACATTTTCACCCAATGTTTCAACCCAAGCATCAAATTGTTCAAATTCACGTTTGTTATTGTTAATTGTTGATTTAATGAAATCAACAGAAAGTCCCAAAAATTCTTTTGCAACCTCTTCGTTTAATCCTTTAGTTTTCATTAAGGAACCATATTCAACATATAGTTCACCAACAAATTTGTGGTCCTTAATAAAATCTCTAAATTCTTTTATAATTTGTTTAAAATCTTCGGTTTTGTATGTTTTAACCAAAGCATTTTCAACAATGCTTTTTAATAATCCAAAATTTCTCATATCAATAAATATCTTAACTATTTAATAATTCATTTAGTTTGGTTTCAATTTCATTAATTGATGTTCTACCTTTTGATAAATCAATTTCATCTCTACCACTAATTAAATCATCTTCCAAAATTAAATTCAAATCATTCATTCTACTTTCAGGTGTGATTTCACCTCCTGCAGGTGCCTCAGGTGCTTCAGGAGCTTCTGGCGGTGCTCCCATGTCTCCACCACCTCCACCTAATCCACCTAAACTACCCATGTCACCACTTGGTGGTGCTCCCATGTCTCCACCTTCAGCAGGTGGTGCAGCGACCTCACCAGGCTTCTTACCATACAATCTATCAATGTTATCAAAGATGCCTGTATGAATAATAACTTCAGGTGTTTTTTGTAATTCAGCACCAACCGCTTTTTCAATTCTTTGTTGTTGGATATCCAATTTGATTTCCTCATCAGAAAATCCAAGAATATGTTTTTTAGCCCAC